ATAAGAAAATTTAAAGGAGTAAAAAAATGAATAATATAAGTCAACGTTTTGAAGTTAAAGCAAATAATGACTCAACTGGTTCGTTCACAGCGTATGGCAACGTGTTTAATATTATAGACGAAGCTGATGATATAACAATTAAAGGTGCGTTTTTGAAATCTATTCAAGAACATAAAGATAATAATACAATGCCTAGATTGTTAGAACAACATGAACATAGATCAATGCCTATAGGAATAATCACGGATATTTTTGAGGACGAAAAAGGACTTAAATTTTCTGGTGAATTAAACTTAGACACGCAATCTGGTAGAGAAGCTTATGCTTTATTAAAGCAGGGAGCAATAGATACATTTAGTATCGGGTATATAACAATTAAATCAGAACAACAAAATCATAACGGTATTGATGTTAGGGCTTTATTAGAACTAGATCTCAAGGAGATAAGTTTAGTGACATTTGCATGTAATAAAGAAAGCAGAATAGAAAGTATTAAATCTGCATTAGTTAAACATGAAACTATAACAACAAAAATGGTACAGAAAGCATTACAAGAGTCTGGGCTATCAAATAGACAAGCTGAGCAAGCTATTAATCAAATCAAATCGGTAGATTTGGCAACAAAGGAGTCAGAAATGACCAAAGAAAAAAATACTAAATCGACTGAAACGATTGTAGATAAAGAACAAAAATCTGACAAAGTAGATGAAACGATTGTAGATAAAGAACAAAAATCTGACAAAGTAGATACCAAAGTAGATACCAAAGAACAAAAATCTAATTATTGGATGAAAGATACACTTGAAGATCCAATCATATCAGTATCATGTTTACAAGATGTATTAATGTTTTTATCACCATCAGCACATGTTGCAATGATCGATATTGCAGAAAAGGATCGAGTTGCACAACTAGCAATTATTGATCCAGAAAAAAAATCTGATGAAACTTTAGATCAAAAACTAGATCAAGAACTAGAACAAGATAAAAAATCAAAAGAAATTAAATTAACTACTGAAGAAATTCAGAGTTGGTTCAAAGAATAGTAGGGATCTACTTATTCTGATTAGTGGGCGACTACTCAAACAACAACATAACATAACAACACTAAGGTAATAAATCCCTATGGATATTAATGAAATTAAATCAGCAGTAAAAACTATTGTTGAAGAAAAAAATGCAGAATTTGAAACAGAGCTAAAAGCAAAAAATGTTGCATTAGAAGAAAAAAATACTGAATTAGAAACTGTTCTAAATGAAGTTAAAAACAATCAAGCAGATCTAGAAGCAAAATTTGCTGAAACTGCAATTCAAACTAAAGATGTTGAAGATAAATTCGATATTAAAGCAGCTAATGTAGAACTTAAAAAAGCAATGTCAGGTGACAAACAAGTAGAGATCAAAGCATTAGCTATTGGTGGTACTGGTGGTGAAGCATTAGCAATTGATCAGGAATTGGGTCGTGTAGTCATCGAACGCGCACGAGAAAATGTTGCAATTTTGGGCGCAGTAGGCACAAAATCTGTAGGATCAACTGATTATCGTGAATTGGTTCTTAAAACTTACCCAGCAACCGCAGCACAAGGCGAACAAATTGCAGGTGTTACTTGGACATCAACTGCTACCCAAACTTATGTTGAAGTAAAAATGAAAGTTGGTAAACAGTATGCTAAACCACAAATTTCTGATGAAGCTGTTGCTGATCCACATATTGACATTTTTGCTCATTTAGAAACCTTGTTAGCAGAAGAAATTTCTCGCTATTGGGCTACACAAGTGTTAGGTGGTAATGGATCTGCAAACCAAATCAAAGGGATTTTGTATGATGGTAGCGATGCTGGCTTAACTGGTCACATGGATACGCGTGATCCTACAATTGGTGGTATACAAGGTGAATCATGGAAAACTGCTGCGATTCGTAATCCAGAGGTATTCCCAGTAATTCCTACAGCAACAATTGGTGCTTTCCCTGTATTAGATAAAGACTTTATGAATTTATTGATCGATGCTACTGTAGTAGTACCTAGCAAATATCTTGCTAATTCAAAATGGACTATGAATAGACGGACTTTAGGTGCTATACGTAAATTGCGTGACACCCAAGATCGTCCATTAGTTCAATTTGAAGCTGGTAACTTTAATCTAGTCGGTTATACAGTTATGCTAGAAGATTATATGCCTGATCCAGCAGTTGACTCTTTCCCAATTATATTTGGTGATTTGAAATCTGCATATAACTTAGTCAATATTGATGAAAGTTTCTTGATTGATCCGTATTCAACCGATGGAGCTGTTGTTGTTAAAACCTCTGTCCGTAAAGGTTCATTGATCGGTAACAACGATGCAATTGTAGTTATTCAAGCAACTGACAAAAATGGTATCTAAATTCCTTTGATGTTTGGGGCTGTTTACAGCCCCTTAATTGGGAGATAATATGATAACCAAACAATTAACTTATCCTATATTAGATGTGGTAAATATTGACGAAGCATTAGAGCATTCAAGAATTACTGATGTGCAAGATGAAGTTATGGTACAAATGGCTTTAGAATCAGCACATTCGATGGTACAACAATGGTTAAATAGAAAACTGGTTCCTACCCAAATGATAGGATATTTATTAAATTTTGAAAATAATATAGTTTTACCATACTCGCCAATAATATCAATAGATAGTATTACCTATTTTGATGGGATCAATACAATTACTGTTCTAACAACAGATTATATATTTAATGACATAATAGGTTCGTTGCAATTCAAAAAAGACTTTTCTAAATATACAGATTTTAAAATAACTTATACTTGTGGGTATAACACAACAGATTTAATACCTAACGCAATCAAACATTCTATTCGTATGACATTCGCTACATTGTATGAAATGCGAGAAGATGCTTTAACTGGAACACAAATAAATGAGGTTCCTGTATCAGCAAGAAATATTTTAAAAACCTTTAGATTAAGGACAACAAAATAATGGCAATCAACTCAGGAAAATACAGACACAGAATTAAAATATATACTAATTCTGGAGTAAGAGATGTATACGGTGGTTTAGATAATACTAGAACATTGATCGCTAATCCGTGGTGTAAATTAAGAATTTTGGCTGATGTTGAAGTTGTAGGAACTACTACACAAGGGCAAACAAGGATAGAATTTGAGATCCGATATGCAAGATCCTGTGTAGAATTAACATCTGATATGTTTATTGTTTTTAAGAGTATTGATTACGATATTATATCAGTGATCAATCCTGAAGAACTAAATGAAAAATTGTTAATTACTGCAATAAGGAGATAAAATGTCCTTTATTGTAGATCTTAAAAATCATTTAGAAAGTGCAACAACATTTTCAGTATATCCGATACATATTCCACAAGGTTCTGCATTACCAGCAATACAAATGGATGAAATATCATCTGTTAGAGATCACAATTCAGATCTAGATAAATCAAACATAAAACGAAAACGAATACAACTAACTATAGTTACTAATAACACTAAGCAAACTTTAGATACTAAAGAACTTATTGAACTGTTATATGAAAATTTTAGTGGGTTTATTGGTACATCAAATATATTAATAGCAAGAGTTGAGACTGGTGTGTCAACTTATGATAAACAAACACTAAATTTTGAATTCTCAATAGATATAATATTCAAAATTTTACTATAATTCAAGCATTTGACTTGATAAGGAAAGAAAATGGCAGGATTAACGGATATTAGTGTCAGTAATTATACTGTACTTCAATATACCACAGACTCCGGTACTACATGGGTTGATATTACAAATGTTAATAGCATTGGTGATTTAACTGATGAAAAAACTATTGTTGATGTTCAAGAATATGGCGTGTCATATTTACGTAAATTAGTAGGTACTGCAAACGCTGGAACAGTGGATCTAACGGTAAACTTTAACCCAGCAGATACAAGTCATGTTTACTTATTGGCTTCATACAAATCTGGGTCACCAGAAATGTTTAGATTAGTTATGTATAATACATCGGCTAAAACACTAGGAAATTACATACAATTCAATGGGTTTGTTGGAACTAATACAATATCTAATTCGTTTGATTCATCTCGAACAGTAGTATTTAGTATTGCAGTAGATGGTGCATTAGGCGCACTTACTCCAAACTTATAATATTATAATGGGGCTATGCCCCATTTTTGGATAAAATATGGCAGGAAAATCAACATCAAAAGATCAATTCTCGGTAACTACATATACTAAAGGATTTAAAGAACTTAGTGATATGTTACGATCATTTATTGATCCAGTATTCAGGAAAAGAGCTTTGTTGGAAGCAGGTAGGAAAACAATGTTACCCTTAGTTCAAAAGTTTAGATCTGCTGCTCCTGAAATTAAAGGGGAAATGGCTAAAAAAAATCCAAACACTCCAGCAGGCATTTTGAAAAATTCTATTAAATATACAGCTAGTTACAACCAAGGGGTTAAATATAATAGACACGGAAAATATGTAAGTTTATCAAAATATGAATATGCAGGACAGATAAGAACAGGACAAAAATCAGAACAATTTGCTAAGGTTATGGAATATGGTAGACCTGCATTTAAAGCAACTAGAGATGTTGTATTTGGAAATGTTGTATATCCTTATGATGTAATAATACCAGCGGTAAAACCAACAGCATTTATGCGTAAAACTTTAGACGCAAATTATTATAGAATGATCATAACATTTAAAAATGAACTTAAAAAATCTATTGATAAACGAAAACTACAAGAAATAAGAAAAATAAAAGCATCAACTAGAAAGCTTATAAAAAAAGAAAAAATGCTTTCAAATATAAATCAATTATAACAAATTAGGAGAACAATATGTTAGACAAATCTAAATTATTTAGCATTAAACCAAAAATTAAAAAAGTTTTTATAAAATCACTCAATGAAGATATATTCGTTAAAGAATTCGTTGTTGCAGAACGTAATAAAGTAAGAGAAGCAAATAAAACTGAGGATTATCAATTAATTATGATGATCTTAGGAATTTGTGATAAAGATGGTGTTCCTATTTTTGATATTGATGATGTTGAACATTTATCTAATTTACCACAAGTAATAGCAGATGAACTGATGTTAGCGGTGGTAGATCATAATGAACCGAAGGATTCTCTTAAAGAAGCAAAAAAGTCGCCAGAGATCCAATAAGAAAATTTCAACTTGAATTATGTATAGCATGGGGGCAACCTATAGAATATATAGAGTCATTACCAGATTCTATTTTATCAGAATTTATGGCATTGGATAGTATAATGCCATTTACTCCATCAGCCCCAGCATATAGAGAGGGATTATTGTGCGCATTGTTATATAATCAAAATGCTACCAAAAAATCTAATACAATCTCAGTAGAAGAATTATTTCCATATCTAAAATCTGGCACACCAGAATGGTTGGAAGATCCAAGAATACAAAAGACAAAGAAATTACTAAAATCAATAAATTGTCACTCACCAGATGTATATAAATCTAGCTATAATGACATTTGCGAAAAAATAAAAGAAGAAATTGTTATCGAAAAAAATAGTTCAGACCCAGACCAATATGTCATTAATAAATTAAAAGAATTCTTAACAGAATAGGAGATACAAATGGCTAAAAATCAAAGTGTTGGTCGAGTAAGTATAGAGATGACTGCTGACGTTGTACAATTTGTTAATAAATTACACAAAGCAGACAAAGATGGCAATGGATCATTACTTAGAATTGCTAGGGGGTTCCAAAAGACCTCAGCAGCAGCTAAAAAAGGATCTAAAGGAATAGATGGGTTATCAGGTAGACTTAGAAATATGGGGCAAGCCGCAGCATTAGTAAGTGGACCAATGGGCGGCATATCATCAAGACTATCTGTTATGGGAACTATAGTTTCGCAGGGTCCACTTATAGCTGGAATAGCGGCAATAGGATTAGCATTTACTGCATTATATAAAATATTTAA